GATTCACTGACTGATGTACCGACATCGCTGCCAGCCTCAGGGTCATCTGACCTAATAAGATGACCAATCCCAAAAGTAGGATAACCAAGATGATCCAGATATACTTCATGTACAACTCCCTCATCTCTTTCTAGTTCTTTTCTTAGTGTATCAATATTCATTATTCTATTCCTATTCCAAGTTTAATTTTATTAATCAAATAACTTCTAACAAAACCAGACCGTACTATATCGCCTAATGTAAATTCTGTACAATTAAACTCATCCATTTCTTCTAAAATTCTTAGAAAATCATGTAAACCGTTTCTCTCATTTTGTTTTAATAAATCTGTCTGATCAAAATCTCCACAAAATACTATCTTTGAATCCTGTCCGACTCTTGTGATAATAGTATCCAATTCGTGAAAGTTTAAATTCTGACATTCATCTACTATAATGATTGAGTTGTCAAATGTCAACCCTCTTAAAAAAGAAGTTGATAAAAAGAAAAGACTACTTTGACCTTTTAATCTATCATATAATGTATTGAATTGCTGCTCATTAGGTTGCTCAAACATGAACTGTACCATATTTTGATATGGTACTTGATATAGTGCAGCTTTGTCTTCTTCATCACCAGGCAAAAAACCAATTTCTCTTGTGGGTATTAATGATCTAACTAACACTACTCTATCATGTTTTGATTTTAAATCCATTATATCTTTCAAAGCAAGATATAATGATATAAAAGTTTTTCCTGTACCAGCTGCACCAAAAAGGAATTGATTTTTTCCTTTTTTCCAAGTATCAAAAACTACCTTTTGATTGTCACCAATAGGTTTAACTGTAACTAAATTTGTATGGTTTATTTCTTTATTTTTCTTTGCCATGATATATCCTATTTATAAAAGGTGAGGGAAGTCATCATAATATGATGTAAAGTGTGGCCACACACCTTCCCTCTGTGGTGCATAGGCGGAGTGACTTCCCAGCTTACATCAATGCTGTGCATCGGTGCTGAAGTTTGATGTCTCGCCTGCACCATATCTATTTATCCAACAAGAGGGTTCTTTCTTTGATGTTTTCTAACCACTTCTTTTGTTTTTAGTGCTTTGTGTGATTCACCAGTTTTCCATTTATCTGCCATTGGTGATGTTGGATGAGCTGAAGCAATTTGACTCATGCGTTCATTAAATCCACCATCAACTTTTGGGCCTACTCCCATAATATGATCACCAACAAAATTTATTGATGTAGGAATTTGTATAACAATAGGTTGTCTATGTTCAAGATAAATATCTTTTTCACTCATAGACATAAATTTTTCAAATTCTTCGCCTGTATTTGTATTTCTAAATCTATATGTCGGCATTTTTCCACTTTTTTTCTTTATAGAAAGTACCAAAATCTAATTCCAATTGATTTTCTTTTTGGATTTCAACTGCAAGTTCAACTGTAGTACGCAATTCAGCAATACGTTTATATGCTTCCTGTAGTTGTCCTTGTAGCTCTTTCACATTATTTCGTAAGAGTGCATTTTGTTGTTGAAGACTTAATTTATCATCAAGATTTCTAGCCCTATATATTTTTGCTTCTTCTGGTGAAGTTTCCATTCTAGACTCCTGCATTTTTCTAACAATATAAGATGTTCGATCTTCACGCATTTCATCGCTCCCCATATTATATATGTCATCCCAAACATCATAGTTTATCTTACTCTTATATTCATCTATCTTATTCATTTTCAAGCTTCCATCTATAAAAAATATGATCCTGTATCTCTACAGTCTTAACTTTAGTTTTTGCCCATGCTGGTGTTACATAATCTGCATGATAAAAAACTGCACCGTCTGTTATATCTATGAACGGTAACTTATTATAGACTATTGACTCTGCAATTGTCAAGAGTCTTTTGTAAGTTTTCTTTTGTTTAGGTACATCACTCTTACCGTCACACCACCAAGAAAATTGGCAACGATTTCTTATAGGATAAAATTTTGCATCAGTTGGATCAGGTGTTTGTCGAGTTTTCCAACTTTCTCTTGTTGGCCCTTGTTCAATTACTTCACATATGGTATTAGGAAACTTGGGATCTTTTACCCTATTTAAAACAACTGCCGCAACTGCAAGTAGTCCGGCACTTCCTTGATTTCTTGCTTCATGATACATATTAAGTGCAAGACATTCTACTGATCTTGGGTCTACAAATGTTTGTGTTGGCCCTGTCACAATAGGAACAGGACTCATAATAGTCATCAACCCTGCTAAAGTAAATTCCTTTATCATCTCAAAAGTCTCATTTAATCTTCATTAACCAATCAAAAGTCTCATTTTCACTTTTTTCAAGACTCTTAACTACATTATAATCTTTCATCCTCGCCTCATCTTTGCAGCTTCCTCAGCTTCTTCAGCTTCTTCAGCTTCTTCTCTGGATGCAAAAGGAATAATCTCAAAATCATTCCCTTTAGGAATATAGAGTTTCCAGACAGTTCTATTTTCGTCCATATCCAATTCAACAAATGGTTCTAATGTCATCTTCATGTTACCTTATACCAGTTTAATGTAATACGAAGATGACATTATCCTCGCCTCTTTCTTGCGAAGGAGCAGTACTTCTTCGTAGTAATCTTCAGTCATCTTCTTTCACCATTGGATTCATTTCTACCCACTCTTCATAGTCATCAGGTGGCATATAGTATGCAAGCACATTTTGAATTGCCTTGAGTAACTCGTAGTCTGGCTCAAGAACGTCATCTGAACAGTCTACTTTATCAAACTGATTATTTCTATGATAAGAATCTTTCAGTTCATCAATGACAATCTGATCACAATCTTCAACTCTGAGTGTAATTGTTTTCATCCTCGCCTCATCTTAGCAACATCCTCTGCTGTTTTTTTATTACGAACTGGTACTGCATTAGATTTATGCATCTGTGCAATACCCATAATCTCACCACCAGTATATGACATTTCCTCTTTCTTAGACATACTAGGATGATATGAAGGAATGGTGCCAGAGGTAGGAATCGAACCCACGGCCTGATCATTACAAGTGAACTGCTCTACCGACTGAGCTACTCTGGCTTTAGGTTTTTGTTTTGATATTTTAACACCAATTCGGTGAAGGAACTTTTGGTGTTCTTTCTCTGCCGCAAGAAGGGATTTAGATTTCTTACCCTTCTTACGTTTTTTCGTATTGGTAGTTGTCCAATAAGATGGCAGCAAATGCATAGTCACGCAAGTTGCCCTTTCTTATTCATTCCTATAATACCCCACAACATAAGGGTGATCCCCACGGCTAGTGTTGTGATGATGAGAGAGAGGGAAGCGGAACCTTCGATTCCGCCCACCGTGAGGATCAAACTCATAAAACCAAATGCGAACCGTATCATTTCAGATAACAAGCTCCTGTCCAATTAATCGGGTATCCACCATCAAGGATATTTCCTCGAGCAGCGTTCCGAGCGGGTGCAGCCCAACCAGCAGGCATCAGAATATCACCCTTCATAAACTTTTTGTCGTTGTCAGTACCAACAATAAATGCAGAAACACTATCGTTGGTAATAATCTTGATGTACTTTTTACCGTACCGAATTTCAAAACCATTTTTATAGTTTTCATTCATCCGTTTACGAATATCCGTATCGGGATACGTGAAGTTTTTATAATCCTCAATCATTGCAGATTTCATCTTGGAAAGACCAGACAAAATCGAATTAGAGGTTTCTTTCACAAAAACAGTCATTATAAATTCTCCTAATTAAAAAAAGGTGCCATGGTTATTACAAACGATGTAATAAACCAACCTATTGCACAGAACCAGAAAATTTTAGCCATTATGCGTAAGCCTCACTCATCCAAGCCTCACACCATTCACCAAAAAGTTCATCGTATAACTTTGTGACAAACTCAACCTCATCAACTTCAACCCAATAAGGAGTTTTACCAATGTAAGACCATACATCATTAATGGTTTCTGCACCACCCTCAATGGCGGTAACAACATAGCTTTCTAATGCTTTCTTTCGTGGTTCTGTAATCATAACGAATCCCTCTCTCTGATTATATCTAATAATACCATACTCAGAGAGATTTGTCAAGCATTATTTTATCCGTTAGCAGGGCCGGGAGCTTGGGGATAAACAACCTCTTCTACCATAAAATTATCATCCCAATTAAATGCTTCTCTGACAACATTTGCAGAAAGTCCTTTATATTTTTGGTGCAAAACCTTATCTTTTGCAGCAATAATTAGATCAGCTTCACTTTCATGCAGCCCTTCTAATAATTGAACAAACATAGATTCTCGTTTATTTTGAGACAATGTGTTGTTTCCACCTCGTATATAATGATATAATTTTCTGGACTCATATGCAAGCACATTATGTTCTGTTCCAGCTGGTGCATCATTTGGTATAAAGGGAACTTCCCCTTGAGGCAACAACCATTCTATATCAGGATCAAATGATGATTTTAATATCATGCGTAAAGAGTCAGAATTATGCTCTCTTAAAGTTTGAATCTTTTTTTCTTTTGTTTTAGCTTTTGCTACCAAGTCTAGTACTTCGGATAACAATAAAGTGTTTCCTGCCATTTAAAATTCTCCTATCGAATCAGTGAGGTTCTTTAACCTCTTTTCTATAAAATAATTTAGTAGTTTACTACGATCTCCTTCTGGAGCTTTATGATATGTTTTTAAACATTCCAAATAAATCTCTTTTGGTGATTCTGATAAATCTATAAGTTTTTTATTTCTTTGATAGTTACGTCTTACTTCATCATTGGGAAGTCTTTTTATATTAAACTCATAATCTAAAGCATTTTGCCACTGGGCCATTTTTTTCCTTCCCAAAGGCCTTTGACGTAACCCTTCTGTAAAAGTATGATCTGGCGATAGTACATTAGGTATACCATCACTAGAATCACCTTTTAAAATATGTTCTATTAGATAATGTTCAGAACTTCCATTAATCATTCGTTTAGTAATAGGACTATATTGAGATACATTGTTAATTTGATGTAACTGTATAAAATCCTTATCACCAGAAAGTATTAATGTTTTACCATTATCATACTCTAGTTCAAGACATAGAGCAGCTATTATATCATCTGCTTCTGCACCATATACTTCTAAATGTTTATAGGGGAAATAATCTTTAAGTTCCTGTTTAATTTCATTAAGGCAACTAAAAATTGCATCCCAATCAAGATTAGAATTTTGTCTGGTTTTTTTACGATTACTTTTATATTGTGGAAAATAATCACGGCGCCAATAATGTTTAGAATCATAACATAAAACCAATTCACCATACTCATTATTAAACTTACCACGATACATTCTTAGTGAATTGAGTATCATGTGTCGTACCATATTTTCATCTGGTTTGGTTGTCTTATGTAAATTCAAATGCATCATTACACTTGCTAATGATATTTGATTCATATCAACTAAAATCATATTATATCCTTCAAACTCTTAACAACAATTCTCATTTGTTTGGAATAACCATATTAGCATTAAAGCTCATACTTCTTCTTTCACCATCACAATAAAAAGGATAAACTGTATGATTTAACCATGCAGGGAAAACTAACATCATTCCAACTTTAGGATGAACCATAAATGTATCACTTCTTAAATCACATTTTTCACCGAACTTAAAATCAATTAATCCACTGGCAGGATAGTGATCTTTAATCTCTTCATTAAAATGGTCTTCCATACCATCTGGTAATTTTAAATAAATTACACCAGAAAAATCTCCACTGTGAGTATGCCAAGGATTATATTCATGTTTATATTGACTAATTATCCAACTTTGAAACAAATTTATATTTTCAATTTTGGGGGTTTCTCCCTCTTGTGTCATTTTTTTCCAATTATAGGCTCTATTTTTGGAAATTATAAAATTAAGATAATCTAGAACATTTTGTTTTATGATGCCACTACAATATTTTATATTTTCTTTACTTGTTAATGGTATTTGTACTTCTTTATGAACCTTACCAACAAGTTTATGTGACCAATCCCATTTTGCACTTTTTGTTTCATTACTTAAAACATCATCACCAGTGGCATTAATAATATCAATAAATTTTTGTGGAACAGTAGTTTCCAATATTGTTGGACTAAAAACTTCATGAAATAACTGGGTCATCATCATTTTCCGTATTTGTTAAATTTGCTGTTATAAAATCATTTACTTGGTCTAAAAGTTCTAAATTTATAATAGCTTCATAATTTGTTATATCACCATCTTTGGTTTCTGTAATATCTAATGTTTTGTCCATTATACTTTGAAGTGGATGACCATATCCCATACTTCTATATATAATACCTTTTATAACTTCTATTGCAAAGCCCATATCCTTATTAAAATTAGAATCTGATACATTAAAGTTATTCTCTGTAAAGGTTGCCATCATCTGTACCATAATTGCTTCAGTAAGATCGTCTGCATATTTCAAATCTTCAACAACTTTTAGTCCATCAATATCAGATGTTTTGACTTTATCCGGCCACGGCCCTTTTATTATTTCTGCGCTTCTTTCTGGTTTTTTGGGGGGCTTCATCTTTAATAATACCTCTATCATCATCATACATTTCTTGTGTATATGTACAACCCATATCTGGATAGTAAATTCCTACACTACGTTTTGGAGTTCCATCTGAATAATATGCCATAGCAACACAACGTCTTTTAACACGATGTTCTTGATACTCTCCATAAAAATCATCTATATAATCTCCATCACGCAAATATTTTAAAAGATGGCGAACATATCCTTCATGATTACTCTGTCTTGCATATGCACCTTTAATACCTTGTTTTACTCCAGCACGTTCTGCACTTGCAAGTTCTTTCTGTGTTCTAATCCACTTCTTAACTTTCGTTGGATGAGCTGGATGGTCATCTGCTAAATTACGCAAACTCTCATGAATACCAGACATACCATAGTTGGGATTTTTCGCAGCACGTTTTGCTCTTGCTTTTTCTAGACGTTTTGCTGCAGCCTGACGTTGTTTCTCTGTCATAGGTTTACGGCGTTTACGTTTCTTAGGTTCAACCCATCCACTATTGTCAGTAGAAGCTTTAACCTTACGAGACATGTTCAACACCTTTCATTATATATGCAATAATACCATTTGCATAGATTGATACACCAACTGCATTAATGATAATCAATGCACGATCATTCCACATAATGGAAACAATTAACCATCCAATTAATCCTGCTATATTCACAAACAAATTTATAGGATATATGTTTTGTGCTGTCAAAATCATTCCTGCTAATAAAATAACACTAGATACCCATTTCAAATACCAATCCTTGGTATGAAGTGGAGTAGACGTTGTTGTTGCTACTTTACCTTCGTTAAGTAGTGGTTTTTCAGAATCCATATTCTTCAATTCTTTTTTCTTTTTCTTTTAAATGCCTTCTACGACCAGCAGCTTTATCTAATCGTTTTCTTTCACTTTTTGAAATAAAATGTTCTCGTTTTCTTAATTCATTAAAAATACCATCTTGTTGGAGCCTCTTTTTAAAAACTCTCAATGCACCATCTATATTATTGTTTCGTACTTCAATCTTCATAGTCTTTTTTCAATCCTTTCTCCTAATTAAGATTAGCCAACGTCATGGCTATATTATCAGGATGCATAACTTGATATGGACTCAGCAATACATTTACATAGTCAATTGCTTCTTCTAAATCCCAAAACCTTGCACCAGACATATCCATAAGAGGATGGTGGTGTACTTGTGGATCATCAGATACAATCACCACTGGTTTTTGCATACTGTATCCCCAAGCAATCTCAAATGTCGTACCATAAGAAGGTCTACGAGCATTAATTTCTTTGGGAAGATATGCAAAAATTAAATCACATTGTTTTACATCCATGTAATTCTTCATAATAATTCGTTTACGTGATTCTGGAGTATCAGCATCCATTTCTGCACGATAAGGACTTACTCCTGTAATATGGTCATTACGCAAAAGATCAAATTTCTGCCTCCACTGATTAATTTCATTACTACTACATCCCTCAATAGGGCCTGCAAGATATACAAACTTTCTCACTGGTATAACTCCTTTAATACCCATTCATTATTTTCCATACAAGCAGTACCCTTCATATTTTTTTGTGATTGGCCAACTTGCACAGTTGTAATAAACTCTCTACAATTTCCATTTGTTGTAACTGGTGCAGCTTTAACCATGACTTGTTTTGCCGGATTAGACCAAGTAGAAACTTGTCCATTTACATTATTACTTAATGACTGTTGTAATAACAATGTAGCATGTATTTGATCTACCTTATCCAATGTTGCTCCTACTTCATGTCCTATAACAAGTCCGACAACGGTATATGCAGCAGCAGTAAGTGGATCACCACTTTTTGATCCAGCAAAAGCTCCTAATGCAGCACCACCAATAGCACCAATTTTAGCTTTATTAAAACTTGATTGTTGAGGTGCCCATACGCCTTTACCTGGCAAATAATAATCTTTATCAGTACATCCAGTTAATGGACTACATCCAAGTGAGGGGTTGATACCCGAAGGCATCAAACACCCACTCAGAGAGAGAACACAAACTGTACTAAGCAGAAGGTTTCGCAACTGGAGCCTCATTTTTTTTCTTGATTACACCTTCAAGATTTTTGAGAGACTGAGCCTCATCCTTCTTCTCAACACCTTCAACTTCTCGTTCCAATTCTTTCCATGCTTCGGTAGAACGCAAACGAGAATAAACCATACGGTCTTTTCTCATACGGTTTAGAATAACCTTTGCAGCTTCCTTATCAGAATACTCTAAAAGGACAAATGCACGATATTGAGTACCGGCCGGGAAAACGTCAACCTCTATAGGATTATACCCTGCAACATCAACATTTGCAATAACATTCTTTGCAACCTTTTCAATCTCTGTCATAACAGAAGCATCAAGATCACTATTACCAAACTTAGCCATCCATGATTTAGTCATGGCTTTAAGTTTACCGTTGATACGATCTGCAAGAACAACCTTTGCATTAAGAGTCGCAATATCTACTGCAAATTGTAAGTCAGGTGCAGTCGCAGCACCAACAGTAAAGATAGAACCCTTCTTCTCAGGCATCTTCTTATACCAATCTGGTACAACTGATATCGCTGCATTTACCTTTGCAGTTTTATATCTAATCTCTGGTGTATCAACCAGAGATTTTGGTTCACTAGCACAACCAGTAAGAACCAGAGCAAGTACAGAAACACTTGCCATCAATTTGGATTTCATTATTTAATCTCCTTTAATGTATCCACCACAGTATCCCTAGCACCACCTGGCTCTAGAAATTTATATTTAACAAGAGGTACAACATCTGGATAATACGCACAGATGAAAACACCAAGTACAATTCCAATTAGAAATTTGAACATTACTCAGTTTCTTTTTTAACTGAAGGTTTTTCGTTTTGCCATGCAGTAACTTTTGTCCCTACATCGCTAATGTCTTTTCCAAGACCAGTGATTGTATTACCACAACCACTAAGAAGTGTAATCAAAAAAGTAGCACCAAAGACGATGATATAACTTCTGATTTCCAATTCTAAAGATTTCATTTTTCACAAGACTCCATAAATTTAACTTTACCAATACTGGTATTCATGTATACTACCTTACACGAGTTCTTACTCTTTGTCAAGTCACATTTTAAATTTTTCTCACTGGTTAGAGTTTCGGGTATAATTTCTCGCATTATTCTCTTTTTTGCACGATCCTCAGCATGAGAACAAGCATCGACTTGAGACATATCTGGACTAAACATATATTCACCCTTAGATGGATACCATTTACCATCTACTCTGGCTTCAATAGATACAACACATTTCCGTATATCTTTAATTTTAGGATTTATTTGTATTGTTTTTGATATGAGTCGAACGCTCTCTATCTTACCTTGATAGACAATTGTATTATTAACCTTGTAATCACAAGGAGCCTCTGCGAGAGCAGAGGTAGTTGTTAATAATAAGAGAAGGGGAATTTTAAGTTTTAGCATTCCTTACCGCATCTGTTACGATTTCGGAAATAGGAATTAGTTCTTTTTCGCCATCTTTGTCTTTTGTGGTTCTAATAAAACCATCTCTCTCTAATAGATGAAGTAAGAAATCTACAGCCTCTTCAGAATTAATATTATCTTTTTTGTTAGCAAAATATTGTCCAGCGAAATAAAATGCAGCAAGAGAACCTACTGCAATAATTGTATGTGTGAATGCGTCCATGTTTATATTTATACCATACTGGGTAAGTATTGTCAAGTACTTATTTCGTTAAATGCTGATTTTGATATTCTGGATCAGGCGATGTATGGTATGCATTATCTCGACAATTGGTGATTAGCATAAGAAATAAATCATTGATGCCTATAGTTTCATGAATTCCTACATTATATTTTTCTTGTAACCATTTATCTTGTAAATCATATGCTTCTTTTTCTAATTCTCCGAAACATTGAACTTTATCATATACACCATTATGATATTGTATATGATGAATTAATTCATGAAATATAACTGATCTATCATGTGCTTCAGATTTCATAAAATCTAAATTTACAAAAATAGTTTTTTCTTCATGATTGTACAAGCCTAATGGAACATTCTTTTTTTCTATATCATCTACAAACCACAAATCTCTTGCATTACAAATATCTACAAACTCTTCAGGCACTTTTTCCATATCACAACCATATGCTTCTGATTTAATTCCAGAGGAATCCACATATACTATATCGGGTGGATTTGGTATTGTGTATCCCGTTACATTACTAATCCACAACATCATTGCAAGTATTATTTCTAACCCATCCATATTGAATATATTACTATACTACATACTACAATAATTGCAATAGCCCAAAAGATTTTTGCATATCGTATTTCTTTTTCTTGTTCATTCTTTTTATTCCAAAATACCATTTTAATTTAATTCCCATTTGCTTTATTTTTAATAGCATCTGCAATAATGGAAACCATTTGTTCTTGTTTCCATACGTTTTGTTCTTCAACTGCTTTATTATGTAAATCAAATAATGCTTTAATTTTATCCTCTAAAACTTTTATCGAACTATGCATTTGGGCAATAATAACTATCAATTTAACTATACCTAGAAAAATTGCACCTAGAATAACTAGACCCTGTAGATTAAAATCCATACCTTCAATCATGCTAGAATATTAACCTTTCGTTTATCTTTTTTCTTGAGGGGTTTTTCGTACTTCAGAACTCGTTTTGGTAGGTTCTTTAATTTGTATATAGGTTCTACCTTGCGAATTTCATTTGTGACTTCCATTAGAAAGTTTCAACCCCCTTTGACCATCTTTTAATTTCTCTACATCTACACGTAATTGTTTAACATCTTCTTGAAGTCTTTTAATATTTACACCGTTACTCATACCTTCTTCTAAACGTGCTTGAATTTTTTCAACTTGACCACTTAGATGTTCAAGTAACATGAATTGCTCACCGTCAGCTGGTGGTTGACCCAATTCACCTCTAGGCCACTTGATTCTAAAATCATTATTTTTTTCTATATCCCTTTTCAACTCCTCTTCAAGAGCAGTTAAATCTTTTTTTGTTAACTGCTCTGTAGTTTCTAGTCTATTTAATCGTTCAATGACTCCAAAATAGGCCCAAACGCCAATTGCTACTGCTAAAACTATGCTTATTAAATTTCTAATCGGCATACTGACAGCAGTACTGTCACTCATACTAAGAGGTTTTTCCGCCATTACTCATTTCCTAAATGTTCCACTGGTAGCCATTTCATTCCATCTACACCACCATCATAATGTCTTAATTTCAATTTACCTTTTTTACATTCCCACCGTACACCATGATCTCGACCTTGTGATCTCATTATTTTTCTTTTAATTTTTAAACACGCTGTCATACCACCTCTCGGCGTATATTCCTTCAGCTGTCCACTGATAAACATATGCAGTATCCAGCCTGCAAATACTTTCTCATCTCCCTGTTTAGAATATGCAACATTAGATGCTGCTACTGCTAATAACCAAAGCGCTATAAATCCACCCGCAATAATTATTAATGGTTTCATCTATTTCTCCCAAGCCTTTTTCTTTGCATATGCAGCTTTATTCCGACCTAAAATTTTGATTATATGCCAAGTACCATCTTCTTTAATTTCTACCTCAGCATCAACTTTATCACACTTCATAATAAATTTTTTCTTTGAACCGCCAGCAATAACCTTTTCTCTCTTGTCTGGATTTCTGTACTCCCTTTGTTTTGTACGTTTTTGTCTTAAACAATCCGCCATATTCTTTGCTTCTTTATGGTCTACCAACTCCAGTTTACCTTTTTTCATAGTAAAAATACAAACAGCAAATACGATACCTTTCTTAGGCTTAGAATCTGTTAAGTCAATTAACCCCTTTTGGTGGGCCAATTCTTCTGCGGATAAATCATCTGGATCAGATGCATCCGCTGGAAGAGAGTGTTTATGCTCTTTTTTTAAACATTGTTTTGTATGATCACCACAACCATAACAATTTGCATAAGCACCAGTACTGAAAAGTAAAAAGGCTAGTGTTAACATTAATATCTTCATAATTTTCTCCAATACATATTTTCTAATATTTATAAGTTTTCCAACATAAATTCTAGGTATAAATCTTCATTCAATATTTCATAATTATTGCAATTACCATAAGTTTTTATATGGGTATAAACTTTTTTAGGTGAATGTTTTTCTATCATGTTTGTCCAAAAATCTATAGATTCCACTGTACAATGAGCATTTTCTCCACTAGGTAATACTGCAATAGCTGGTTGTGTGCATATTGCAAGAAATACAAATCGTGTTGCTCTAGAAAATATATTATAAAATACTTCTGGTAATTGTTCTTTTGGTATATGTTCCATTACATCTGTAGAGTATACTCCATCAAATGGCCCATCTGGTAATTTTTCATATTCTGGAATAGCTGGATCATATAAAGCAGGCATTATACCAAGTTCTTCATGATGTTTCCATTTTGTATATTGTAAACCTTTACCACAACCATAATCTAAAAGTGTCTCTGCTTTAGTATCTTGTACTAAATCTTTTATATGATGTAATTGAGGTTTTAAGTTATTGCCAGGATAATTAGTATTCTTTTCTGCATGGTATTTTTTATATTCTTCAATCCACCAATTCATTATGTATCCTCACAAAATGTTCTGCATCAACAACGACTAAAGGTTTCTGATTATTACGTTTAATGAAAACTACAGGTTCATAGTCACCAGAATTTTCTGTTGCTTGTTCGTATGCTTTCCATACGTTTAAACTCTCTTGATTTTTACACTCTATAGAATATGGAAATTTATCTCTTGCAGCACGAGCCATAATAAGGTCTTCACCACCAGCACCCATACTACGAGATTCTATATCTTCGGGATGAACTTCTAATTGTTCTATAAGTTGGTCACGAACCCACTGTTGAAATCTACGACCTTTTGCTTTTGCACTTTGAGTTTTCATAGCGTTATTGCCCAAAAGAAAACTACAAAACCTAGTAGGACATATAAAGCCCACTTTTCTCCAAAGCCTATGTTTCCGTATTTTTTAGATTCTTCCCAAACTTCTTTCCAATCTATTTTTTTCATTTTCTTCTTTTGATAAGAGTTTGTAATCCATCTTCCATGAACTCTGGATACGCACTTCCTGTTCCTTCCCACATATCAGAACCACTAAGTTCTTCTTCTTCACCTACACGAATACCTATTGTTTTATGTAGTATCCACCAAGTAGCAATAGAGGTTATGAATACAAACGAACCAATAACTACTATACCTTCTACTTGAGCTTGTAGGGTTGCATCAGAATTAAAGATAGGAACTAACAGTAGTCCAATTATACCAGCAACACCATGAACAGAAATTGCACCTACAGGATCATCAATACCCCATTTTTCAAATAGACTCATTGCATAGGGAATCACTACTCCACCCAATGCACCATACAACACCGCCATCTCTGGACTTGGTGAATATGGATCAGCAGTAATAACAACCAATCCAGCTAATGCACCATTCAATGTCACATTAAGAATAACCTTCTTTGTCCATATTTTAGACACAATCATTGCTGCAAGTAATCCACCAGCAGCAGCCATGTTAGTATTAACGAATATCTTACCAACCGCTTTGGCATCATCAATTGTAGAAAATGCTAATTGGGAACCACCATTGAAAAAGAACCATCCTAACCATAGAATCAAAGTTCCTAATGCAACCAGAGGCATATTTGAGCCAGGAATATTTTGTGGTTTACCATTCTCATCATATTTTCCTTGTCGAGGCCCGATCATAATGACAGATGCAAGAGCTGCAATTGCTCCGGCCATATGGACAATACCAGAACCAGCAAAATCAGAAAATCCTCGTTCACTAAGAAAGCCACCACCCCATGTCCATAAACCTTCTAATGGATATATGACTGATGTAAACACTGCAGCGAATATTAAAAACGACCATAGTTTCTTTCTCTCTGCAACAGCACCAGATACTACAGACATTGCAGTAGCGACAAATACCATTTGAAAAAAGAAATCTGCATACATGGAATGTGTTTCTGGTTCATTCCATCCATACATTATACCATAACCAGCAAATAAAAATGCGATAGATGCCACTGAAAATAGTGCGACATTTTTAGTTAAAATTTCTGTTACATTTTTTGTTCTAATTGACCCTGCTTCAAGAGCAGTAAATCCGGCGGCCATCCACATAACCATTGCACCAGATATAACAAAAAATAATGTATTCATTGCATATGTTAATTCGTTCATAATTTTATTTCACTCCAATCTATTTTAATCGTCTTCATCCCACTCTATTTCATCCTCTAATTCACTAGATAGGTCTGCTCCACAAAAGGTACAGTGCAAAACAATATAATATCTATCATTCATATTATGCTGGATTTTATATTCTGCTTCACATGTTTCGCATACTATAAGTTTCATTATATTTCACAACCACCAGCAACACACGCTAACTCTTGTGATGCAATAGTCATATCAGTTTTTTCATAATCTGCAAGTTTAGACCAATCTATTTCTTTGGGCATTTTTTTCAATAATACCTCGTATTCTTCCTTTTTAATATCTTGATATGGAGCTTGTGTATATGAATGTTCACTAAATGGTAAAAAACTTACTCCACTCATCATATCAAAATGTTTATATACCCATGCTCCGACCTCTAACCATTCATTTTCTTTTACTGAAATAGTTACAGATGGTTTATGTTCACACCAATTTTCTTGATATACTTTCCACAACTCCAATTGATCAATGGCTGTCATGTCTGTACGAAATATAGATGTACCATTACATTTCATAGGAAAAGAAAATACAGAGGTGTGACTTGGGTTTATAGTATCATCTTCAACAGGAAATCCCATATCTATCATCATTTTTGTAAGAGGGTCTTTCTTGTCACCTCGTACTGTTCTTATATAGTACGGATTATGCCGTGCATGAATACCAGATGCAGCATCAACTAATTGACTTACAGTTCCAGATGGTTTAACACAAGTAATTGCAACCGATTGATTGATACCAATTTTCTTTGCAAATTCTTTATTTATCTTAATAGCCTCATTTTTTAAATCTTGTAATATACAAGGTAATGCATGATCTAACCCCCTACCATTAAGAAGTTTATTGTCCATAATACCAGTAAGAGAGACTCCTAAAAGTCTCTCTTCTTCACAATTATTTTTCCATACAGAGGATACATACTTGAAGTTTACAAGTGTAGATTGGATTGTACCAAGAATGGTAGCAAGTCGCACTTTCTCTAAAAGGGTTTCTCTAGTATCAGTAGGTCTTACGACCACTTCTGACAAATTACAAAACTCTCGACTTCTAAGAATAATTTCAGAACAAGGATTTGTACCAAACTCATGTTCTATATTTCTTCGTTCATTTTTACCGGCTTGATTAATAGCACTTTCACGATTAAAAATACCTCGTTCACCAGACTTGGAATCGTAAAGTGATTTCCATTCATCCATGAATGTACCAATGTCTGGTTTTTCTGTATAACATGCAGAATTATTTGCAAGTGCTCTCTGTGGTTCTGTATTCCACCACTGTCCTGTTTTAGCGTGTCTCATACGGTCATCAGAGAGGTTTGAGAGACTTATGAGCGCACTTCTCCTTACACCACCTACCACAACAACCTCTGCAATTTTACAAACAAGATCATGACACTCAATAGAGGATAATTTACGGCCTGGTGCATTTTTAAAGATATTAACTGCAAAATTGAATAAAGACTCTAATGGTTCCGGGCCTGATGCTCTACCCCCAAAAGTTTTAAGAGGGGAACCAGCAGGACGAACTTTTGACAAATCCCATCGTGGAATCTGACCGATATATAACATACCGATAAGTTCTTTTAACCCTTTAGCCCAACCCAATTTGGAATCAGCAACCGTTATAGTAGTTTCTGTATGATGAAATTCATCTGCAATAATAGGTAATTGTGATACGTGTTGTGTTTCTACACTGAAACCTACACCTGTACCATTCATAAGAATATATAAAATTTCATCAAACGCATGAACACGATTTACTGCAACGTAAGAACAATTATACCCTGCAATGTTTTCCCTTTTGAGCGCTTCTCCAGCAGTCATAAGACAACGCATTGACGGCATTATCTCTAAATCAAGAACAGCCCACTCTAATTCTTTTCGTAAACTATCAGTTAATCTAAAATCATACATTTCCTTTAAATGTTCTGTAAAAAAGTCAAAATATCTACCAACTGTTTCTTCCCACGTTTCTCTACGTTCTTTATCTGGCAACCACCTTGAATATCTTGATAGGTGTATGAATTCTTGATAACTGGTGGGTAGTATATTAGACATTTATTTTTCTCCATGTTGATAATCTTAGTTGTGCCTCTGCACCACTAAATGTGTTATCTATTATTATTTTTTGAATATCGTCTTTTGTATAACCATTCATTATCATATCGTTAATATCTTTCCATTTCATACTTTCCGGCCAAAGACAAATTTGATATCTTTTATGTATAGCCTTTTGAATCTGTTTTAATAATTCTTTATTCCTTGGTTCATTATCGTAAATAATTGTGAAGTCACAATCTAAAGATGGGACTTCTGCACCAGCAATTGCAATACAATTATCTATGAATAAACTATCAAGGGGGCCCTCGACAACATATATATGTTCTTTTTTATCAACCCTATCTAATCCAAAAATCTTGTCTCGTTCTTCAAGTTTAATGGTTAAATATTTTGGTTGTTCTTTCCCAAATGCCCGTCCTTGATATGCAAATACTTCTCCTTGTTCATCCCGAAATGGTATCAGCAACCTTGGATGTTCTCCATCCAAAGAAGGGAATTTGTTCGGTATTAAATTGTTCGTGAATTTGTAAAATGATTCACATAGATAGAGGTCATTATAATATTCTTCTGGAATAAGTCTGTCTGATATGATCTTTCTGGCAGGATGGGATTCTGATAAATCTTTAATAGATTTAAGGTCTTTAAGAATACCCTTTTTGCGAAAGATTGGAACATCGAACTTGAACTCCGGCGTTGGTGTATTATTTTGACTACCACTTTTATATCGTTCTAGTATATAGTCATCGTAAGTTTTAGAGTCTATTTCCTTAATAAGATTACCAAGAGTGGCTCCCACTCCACAATTATGACATTTGTAGAATAAATCATTTTTCTTACGGAATACAAAACCTCTAGCCTTAGTACGATTCTTCTTAGAATCACCACAATACGGACAACGAAAGTTCCATAGAAAATCACCCTTCTTCTTAAATTGTTGAAGATAGGGTGATATAAGACTCACATACTTTACATCAATATAACTTTGCATCTTACCATAATATACTATTCAAGTGTAATTGTCAAGAGGAAACTTAAAATAAATTGAAAGCCTACATCATACAGCAGAGGTACTTAAAGCACCACCATTATCCCGCACTTACTTTAACTGTACCAGAATCGTTCCAAAGTCTGCCTGCAACGCTAGGGTCAGATGTTGGAAGTGCAGTAAAATCTACTTGAGCACCAGTAACTTCAAAATTCCCTGTAACTTTTGCACCGCTTAGTGTAACTCTGAATCTTTCTTCCATATTTCCAGATGCACTTCCATTCATGTTTTGGAAAACTATTTCTTTGTTCGTTCCATTAGTTCCATCCATATAGATTTTGGCTCTTACGTTACCGCCATTACTTTGGAAATCAATACCAGGCGTATTTGTGTCACCAATTCTTTGGAGTGTTAAGGTTGCATCGGTGTCTTTGATGTGTAATGTGGTGTCGGGGTTTGCCAAGGTTGAACCTATACCTACTTGACCACCTGTTTGTAATAATATGTCACCTGTCCCATTAGGTACTACTGTGATGTCTTGGTTTGCACCATCTTCTATTTTGATCGTGCCTGAATCTGTTCCACTGTTTGTTGAAATAGTTAAATCACCTGTACCATTAGTTGTAATTATAGCATCTGTATTACTATCACCGACTTGTATTCCACTGTGGTAGTGCTAAGTACTTCAGTACCATTATGAAATATTTGTACAGCACTATTAACATTACATTCAATATATGTCTCGCTACTATCTTCTCTTGCAAACTTGAGTACAT